GTTTTGAGGGTTGTCAGGAAAAATTGAATTATATATTTTTACAGTATCTTTAGCAGAATACCATAAATCTTTATCTGATTGTAATACATTAGGGTTATTTAACCATTGTTTAATAGCTGCGTTTTTTGCTTTTTTGTTTAATCCACCACCGATTGGAGCATCAAAGCTATATAATTTAGAATCTAAACCTTCGTCTATTTTAAATTTTTTTAAAGCTTGTGTAAAAACAGTATAATTTAAATCAAGTTCTTCTGCTAAATTTTTTAAAGTATATTCTGATTGTCCCGCAGAACCAATATACGCACTTCTTAATTTTTTTAAAAATTCTTCTTTTACCTTGGGGTTGTTTTCAGGAAATAAAATAGTAGAGTTTCTTTTGTTTATTTTTTTTCCGTCTTCTATTTTACTTCCTTCATATACTACAACGTTATTTGTTTCATTTGCTTTTGTTTGTGCCCTTTGCAAATTTCCAGCAGATATAGAAACGTTGTTTGCAGCTTTTGATTCTGGAGTGTACAAATACATTTTTCTTGATTCGTCGTTAGAAAGAAATTTAAGATCTGAAAATTTTTCTGAATTAAAAAATGGATTATATTTGCTTTGTGATTTTATTCCTATAGCTGCCCCTAAATCTTTTTTTGTAGGGGGTATAATTTTACCATCAACTTCTGTGCTCAATTCTTTAAATTTTTTTCTAACCATGTTTTCAAAAGTTGCACTATTTTTTATTGCCGCTTTCTCTTGGTTTGAACCTGCTTTTAAATAAGATTCTAATACGTTGCCTTCTGTAAGATTTTCAATTCTATCAAGACTGTCTTGTTTTTGTTTGTTAATAAAATCATCAATTTTAATAGCGCCTGTTTCATCAAGATTAAAAGCAGAATTTTTAAAGGCTTTTGCCCCTTGAGCTCCTTTTTTAACACCATATTTTCCAAGAGCTCCTGCTAATCCAATTCCTCCTGCAACAGCATAAGGGGCCTCTAGTAAACCAAACGCATTTCCTATTGGATTAGAGCCTACTTTAGCTATTCTTTCTTCAAAAGCTTTTTGTTGTTCTGGGTACAATGCTTGATTAACAGGAGTTTTTACGTATTGAATTTGACCTGTTGCTTGGTTTAATATTCTAACTGGTTTGTTGTAATAAACTTCAGAAGTGTATTTATCAACAAAAAAATCGTCAGAAGGGTCTTTCGTGTTTTGTCCTTCAACTTGTTGTATATCTTTAGGAGTTGTCCCACCCAGTAAAGCAGCAGAGCTTAAAAAGTTAAGAGGTCCTGAAAAATATTTACCACCTATTCTGTCGGCTTTTTCCTCATCTGTAAGATACATTTCCTTTGGAATAAAGGTACCTAATCCTTTTCTATTTTGTATATCTTCTTGACTACCAAAATAATCATCTGAATATTTATACATGTCTAATGGGTTAATTGCTTTTCCACTTGCGTTTGTAAAAATAGATCGTTTCTTAGGACGAATGGTTATTTGTGGTAAACCTTTCTCGTTTTTAATGTCGGCCATTTAAGCCACCTGTGTTGGTAATGTTAGATCCGCGCCGTATTTCTGGTTAAATTTGTTGATGTCTTCTGGGACTTGTATACGAGTAAAGTCAAGCAATGCTTCTTCACTCTGTGTCAATAATGTAATTACTTTGTCAGTAACTTCTGGTGGTAATCTTTTACGTAACTCAGCAAATGTTATTTGTGTTGGTTGCTGTTCCATGGTTGTAGTTTGTGTTGCACCTGGACCGGGCATCTGTTCCATCATTGGATCGCCACCGCCCTGTAATCCTACACGTCCACCTTCTGCCATTTGATTTATGCCCATTGCTTTAACAGCTGTAGTAACAGCATCAAAATAAATAGTTAGTTGTTTTTCTAGTTGTCTTTTTTGTTCAGCATAGTATTCATCTGAACCTTCTTCTAGATCCCCACTATCAACTTTTGAGTCTAGTACGTCTTTAACAGTGCTTGTAAGTGTGTCTACTGTGTCTTTAGTTAAGATGTTATCTAACGCAGCTTCTAGTGTTTGCGCTTCTGCTGTGCCTTCTTGTGCTATTCCCATGGAAGCTTCGTATCTAGTAATGTCGTTTTTAAGTTGTGTTATTTTTGCTTCGTCTGTTTCTGTTAATAATTCTTTTTCTGCAATAATTTTATTTGAATAATTTTCCTTAAAAGAATTTATTCTTTCTTGAAAGTCAAATTTTTGATTATCGGTTTTATATTTTGCAATTTCTAATGCACTATCACGAGCCGCTTCATTATCTTCTAATGTTGCTGTAGCAAGTGTGCCTGCTTGTTTTTCTTCAAACTCAAACATTCTTTGTTGTGATTCTTCTTCAGCTGTTATTTTTTTATCCGCCATAAACTCATCACCTGCAGCAGAAGCTAGAATTTGGTTTCTTTTATTTAATTGATCTTGATAAGCTGCTTCGCGTTCCCCCATGCTTGTTCCTAAATCTCTACCTAAAGAACCAAGAGCCGGACTTGCTGCTTGCAACGCACCTATAAACCCACTACGTCCTGTTGGTTGTGCACCCATAATATCAGCACCTGCTGATGCAATACGTAAATAATCAGAAGTTGACAAACCTTGTTGTCTTTCTGGCTCTCGAAAATATTCACTTATGGCGTCAACAAAACCTGAGCCGCCTTCTTGAAAATTTTGTCTAACTCTTCCGCCGTTCTCGAACCCTGATACAATACCATTATTGCGTGAAGAAACTTTACCACCTCTTTGAAACATTGGTCTGTTTAATGGTTTCATTATCCTTGTCCTTTGTTAAAGAAACCACCAGCACCTAGTAAACCAAGAATCCCGGTCCCCGCTCCAAGAAGCGTTTGCATTGTAGAAGGGTTAGGTGTTGTTTGGAATGTTGTACCACCTGGAGCACCATATGCAGCACCCAACTGTTGACCCATAAAGCCCATAGCTTGTTGTCCTTCATAAGCTTTTGACTGTGCAGCTTGTTGTTGCGCGCTAAGTTTTGCTTGTTCAAGAGCTTGGTTTTGTGATCCCATTTGTGATAGTGCATTAATTCGGTTACCAAGCATCGACATATCAAATTGTCCAAGACCTTGCTCAGCTGCAGATAAACCACCGTACTGTGCAAGTGTGCTTCCTAATTGTTGTTGTGCTTGTCCAGCCATACCTTGTTGCGCGGCTCCTGCTGCACCATACATTTGTTGATTTTGTAATGCTTGTTGATTTGCTTGTTGGAATGCGTTAGCTGCTAATTGGTTTGCTTGTCCAAAACCTTGTTGTCTTAGTCCAGCTAATGTACCAGCCATGCCTCGTGCGCCTTGGCCCATGAGTTCTGCTTGTGCAACTGCCGCACGACTACCACCAAACGCTGATCCTGCACTTGATCCAAGTTGTGCTTGTTGTTGACCAAGTTGTTGTTGATAGTCAGCCATTGTCGAATCAATAACTTCTTGTTGATACGGTGACATAAATTGTTTGTATGCGTTAGGACCCATGTACGCGGCTCCCGCGTCTTGACCTGCCGCTGCCGCTGCTTGCATTGCATCAAAAGCAGTTCCTGCTTTTTGCATATATGGATCAGCTACGTCTCTGTTCTGTGCAAAATAATCGGCAGCTCCTGTTTGAAATCCTTTTGCTCTTTTTAGATAATCTTGGTAACCACCAAGACCACCTCTTAATGCTTGAGCTTCTGCTGTTAATGGGTCTTGTCCTGCTACAAACTGATCACCTGTAAATGAAGAAGTGTCTACGTAGAAAGGACTATCCGTAAGAGGTTTTTGCCCAGTAAAATATTGACTAAATTCTTCTCCTATACCTGTTATATATGGAGGAGGTAATTGTGTTGTTGTTTGTGTTACCATTATGCTATTGCCTCCATTTGATCCATAAACTGATACATTTTTTGTGCTGCTGCTCTAGGGTTTCCGTTTCCGCCACTCATTTTATCAAACCCTTTCATAGCATCTGCCGTTAATACAAATTCATTTTTTGACAACATAGCTGGTACGTCGTCAGCTTTTTCTTCAATACCTTGTGATATAAATAATCCATCACGGCCATCTAATTGCATGCCTTCTGGCATGCCAGGAGCCGCTGCAATAATACCTGTATCGCCGCCCATATTATAGCCTACTCGACCACCCATTGCTAGTCCAAAAGGTTTACCATATTCGTTCCATAATGACATAATTTGTGAGTCTGGGTACGGGCTTTCTCCATAACTTCTGCCTGTGCTTTTTGTGTAACTTTCAAACCATGTTCTCCACATAGCACCTTCTTCTTCTCTGTCTTTCATTTCTTGTTTCTTTAACTCTTCAGCTAAAGGCATAATTTGAGACAATGTTGTAGCTGATCCTATTGTTGTTAAAGCTTTTAATGGACTAAATTTATCATCTTCATCTGTAAAACCAGGAAATATTGTTTCACTAACACTATCAAAACCTTTAATTGTTTTATCAAAAAAGTTACTTTTCTCTGCATCTTGAACAGCTGTGTTTAAACCTTCTTCGGCTACACCTGGTCCATATGCTTGAGGGTCTGCTTGTATAACACCATCAGAATTGGTTACAGTATTTACACCAGCTATGTCTTGATTTACACCAGCTATGTCTTGCCCAACATTTTTTGGAAACGCACCTTTTTCAAAACCAGCAAATAAATCTGCATTGCCTTCTGTTTTATCAAAAAAAGTTCCTATACCTTTTCCTAGTTTATCTGATGCAGAAATATAATCTGGGTTTCTTGCATTAAACGCTCTTCCTGCCATTACTGTACCAAGAGCAGTATAAGGGTCTAACTTACCAGAATGCATTTTAGCTGAGCCAAGTTGACCTAAACCTAAAGCAAGAGGCATGCCTAGTGGACCGGCGAACATCATAGAAAGTGGACCAGCAAAAGGAGCTAACTCCTTAGGCATGAACATGTCACCAGCTCTATCTAAAAGTTTGCTAAATTTACCCATTATTCTCCTGACTCCGCACCCATAGGTGGCATTTCTAGTACTTTAACTTTAATATCTATGGCTTTTGTATCGGACCAGAGTTGGCCACAATTTGAGCAGGTGCCTGTTGCCTGTTCTTCTGAATCTACCTCATTCTCACAGCTTTTGCAATAGATTCTCTGGTAAACTTCAGGCTGTATGACAGGTATTTTTTGACCGTCTATGGTCTTATATTCTATAGGTTTACCTTCTTTAATTAATTTCATTAACTAATTTCCAACAAAGATATTACTATGTGTAAACGGTTAGCCGTGGCTGCTGTTGCTTTAATAATATCTCCTTCATTTAATACTAAAGACTGTGATAATAATTCTACTGTAGTGTTTGCTGCAACAGCTGTAACTTTAAACAAACTAAATACAGCAGAGCCTCTTGTTAGAGTTACTGTAATAGTATCTGCATTACCACTATCTTCACTAACAAGTATTGACTTTACAACCGCTGTTGCCCCAACAACTTGTGGTACAGTTGTGTCATCTGTTGTTGGCACAGTGTATATTGTGGTCGCATTTGTTGTTGTTAGATCAACTGCTTTGCTTAAAAATATATCAGCCAATGAACCAACTCCTTGCTAAGTTTTCGTCTTTTGCTTGTTGCTCATACGAAAAGTTTAATTGTGTTATAATTTGTTCTAGCTCACGAATAAGTATATCAAACTGTCTACGATCATATTCTGGTGTAGCCTGTGGTAATCGACCTACAATAACTTTTGCCATTATCGTCCTCCGTCTGGTTTTACATCAAGTCTTAATGTACCAAACCTCCAGTTGTCTCCAACAGCTCTACTAGATATAAGTAAATTACCTTGACGTCCTCGCCCACGCGTATCAATTTTAGTTGTTGTTGGTGTTACCGTAGAACGATTAACTCTAACACTTGTATAGTTTATAACTTTTTTATCATCAATATGTGCTGCATCTGTTGTGCCATTGACACCTCTTGTTATTGTCCCATTTAATACATTACCACTTTTACTTGTGTAAGAAATTAATTCTGCGTCAATTAAAATAGTTCCAGAAGAAGGAAAATTTGTTGAGTCTGTTAATGTAATAGATGTTAATGCACCACTACCTATTGCTCCATTTAATGTAGTTTCATTTGTTATTGAGTTGTAATCTTTAAAACTTAATAATACTTCTGTGTTACCTTTTTGTTGTTTGAAGTCAGGTATGAATCTGCTTATAGATAATAATTGTTCTCCATCCTGTATGTCAAAATCACCCGATTGTAAACTACATGTAATAGGATCAATCACATCATCAAAACCAGATTCATGCACATATACCCTAGAAGCGCCATCAGTTAAACCGAGCACTGTAGGTGTTGTTCCATTTGTTGTAGGTAGGTACTCAGTTGCATATGGTAAATCATATACACCTCTATCTAACCATGTTGTTCTTGCAAGTGAGTTTGTATACCACAAGTTTTCTAAATAATTAAAAGTTACAGAACGATCTATAAAATCAGAATCTTTACTAGCATAGAACCACGTAATTTCATTAAAGTCTGTATTCATTCCGGCATATACTAAATTTTGTTGTGTGATACTAAAACTGTCGAACACATAATCTTGTACCGTGCACGGTAACTTTTTAATCGCACCATCAAACAAGTAGAAAGCATTTTGACTCATCCAAAAACTTGTACCATTTACATCAACAGCACAGTGTGCAGATACAGCTCCACAATTAGATCCAACTTGATTTAATCCAAATATAAAAGGTGCTCCAATAAACTGTAAAGAATGTAAAGAAGTATCTGTCCATATTAAAATAGATCCCCTAGACCTTACAGTTGTTACAATTTTTGACCCGTCCTGTATACGAAACGACCCTGCTGTATTTATGCTTGATGGCAACCACGTTGTAAAATCTTCTTGGTTAGAAAACCTTAAAAACAAATCATCTTGTGTTGTTGTTGTACCTATCGTTGTTTCTGTACCTAGTAAAATTAAATGCCTGTCAGGTGTAGATAATATTAAATGTCTTGATGCAGTTGGTGCGTTCGCACTAGCAATAGCAGCACGCGTTGTTGGTCCACCTGATGTGTCCCATTTAAATAAAGCTCCATCATTAGCAAGAGCCATTAAATCTTCACCAAATGTTTCAAACACCCAATATCTACCATCAATCGTTGTAGAAGAAGCAGCAGACGCAACGTTCCAACCAGTAAACACATAAGCAGAATTACTTGCATCAACAGCAAGAGTAACTTTTGTGTTATCTGCATGTGTTGCTCTAGCATGACTACCGACAGCACTATTAGAAGTAGAGCTGGTTACACTAGCAACACCACGTATTACTGTTAGTGTGTTTGTACTAACAGAAGATACTTTCATAAGTTCTTGGTCAACTAAAATATAATCGTTAGCTGCAAACTTACTACCATCATCAACGTCAACACCTGTTTCTGTTGCATCTAGTGCTTCATTTAATTGGTCTGTAATAACTGTACCAACAACACCATTCCATGCTGATACTCCCCAACCATAACCATATACGTTTGTTTCTGGTCCTGGTGCTATTTGATATTCACAATCCACGGTGCTCGATCCACCACCAGTTGCACCGCTGCTCGCGTTGCTTGAATGTGTAACTGTATAAACACTAGAACTAGTAACAGTTGTAATCTCAAACTCTGCATTCATGTCTAAACCGCCAACCGCATCAGCGTTAGAAAACGTTACAAAGTCTCCAACTTTAGCACCATGAGCAGCGTCTGTAACTGTCACAGTTGCAGAACCACTTGTCGTTACAAATGGGTTTGTAAGATTGGCTTGCGTTGCGCGGATCGGTGTAATATCTGCAATTGCACCTTCTTTGTATATATATAATTTTTTATCAGTACCAAGAGCTAAGTGTCTTGTACCTGCAAGATCAGACCACGCAAACTGATCACGAACAACACCAATTAATCTATCACTAAATAAATCTATCCAACCACCTATTTTTTCTGGTTGCCCATAACGAAAACGTACGTTCTCGCCATCTACCCATTTGCCTTCAGCACCATATACAGTGCTTTGCTTATCAAACCCAGGTGCAAATTTTGTAGAAGCTAAAGGCATTATGAAGTTACCACTATTCTAATAAACCCAGGAGCACCTCTGCCACCATACCAATGGTGATCACCTGTTCTATCAATACTTGCTGCACCTCCACCTCCAGCACCAAAGCCAGAAGCATTACCTCCAGTCGCTGCTGAGTTACTTGCTAAAGTACCTGCAGCACCACCAGTGCTTGTTATACTTAACGGGTTTGAAGGAATTGTTTTACCTGCGGTACCTGCTATACTTCCACTGTCACCCGAAGCTGCTTGAGGACCGTCTCCTTGTGTTCCATCTACATTTATTGATGCACTAAAAGTACCTGCTGAAGCAATTATATTTTGCGTGCCTCCTCCACCTGAACCAAAAACATCTGCTTGATAAGAAGAACCATCAGTACTAAATCCACCACCAAAACCA